ACGAATTGTATTTTTATAAAAACGGACAACAATTCAGTGTTGACTTAACATTGGGTGCTGACAGTGTAAGAAGCGTAAGTTTGAGTCAATTGAATCAAGCTGCTCGTCAACTTAAAGGTCAAGGTGTGACGGAAGGTGATGTAGTCCAATTCCCTAAGAAACACAAGGGTGACATAAGCAACATGCATTCTTGTCCTAAGTGCGGTGGCGACACACAAGGTGGTAAGTATCAAGGACATGAAGTTCAAGTATGTATGCCATGTAAGCAAGTTTATCTCCCACCTAACAGTGGTATTGACCAACAGGGCAATAAGATTAAAGAGCAAGGTATGGCTGAAGGTGACAACCCAGAGTATGATGACGAGTCAGGTTCAGCAGAAAGTAACTTGCATACTATCGCACGTGCAGCACAAGGCTTGATTGACACAATCGGTGAGAACGAAAACTTACCGGAATGGTGTCAAGAGAAGATTGCTAAAGTTGAAGGCATGCTTGTTGCAGTTTGGGATTACTTAGAGAGCCAAGAATCTCAAGGTATCGATCCTCAAGTAGACGAAGACTGGAACAAGACTAACAAACAAGACAAAACAGACGGCATGAGTCCTAAAGCTGTTAAAGCATATCGTAGAGAGAATCCAGGCAGCAAGTTAAAGACAGCAGTTACAACTAAGCCGAGCAAATTAAAAGCTGGCAGTAAAGATGCTAACCGTCGTAAATCATTCTGCGCTCGTATGAGTGGTAACAAGGGTCCAATGAAAGATGAGAAGGGTCGTCCAACTCCAAAAGCTAAAGCACTAAGTCGTTGGAACTGTGAAAGTGTTGAACAAACAGTTCAAATGCTAGAAAGTGTACAACATGACTTACGTGAAATGAAACAACGTCTTGATCCTAAGTGCTGGAAAGGCTATAAAAAGCAAGGCACTAAGATGAAGGGTGGCACTAGAGTAAATAACTGTGTACCTATCGATGAAGCAGAAGTCTCAGAAGACAAGTTAGCAAACGACTTATATAAAGATTTTCAAATCTTTAAAAAGGGTGATGATAAAGAAATCGGTGGAAAAGCCAAAGATAAAGAAATCTCTAGCAAAGCTAAAGACAAAGAAATCCAAAAGAAGAAATAATTATGAATTTTAAAGAACTATTCGAAGGCGCAACGCCGAAACTACCCGGTGCTGTTCAAGGTATCAAAGTAATGTCTATGGATCAATTCGTTGGTCAACCAGCTCAAGGTCAAGAACCTGAACAAGAAGTAGATGAAGCTACTGCATTACCAGCACAATCACGTGAACTAGGTGGACAAGAGTTTCAAGACTACATGACACGTATCAAGGGCACAGATGACCTTGATAAAGAAGGTAACGTCAAAGTAAACAAGAAGGGTGTACCTCAGTATACTACTGGTAAGACTAAGACAGACAAGTACAAGTTGCCGTACATTCACCGTTCAAGTGCTATCGAGTACTATGACGAAGGTGGCAAGAGATACAAAGAAGAAGCAGTTATCGAAGCATTGAAGCAACGTCCTAAGAAGTTGTTAAAACAAAACGAGAAGATGAAGCACAGCAACGGAGAGTTTGAACAATTCTTTAACGTTGGTTTTGCAGCATTGACTGGTGTAGCAGTTGACGAATCAACAAACAAACTAATCGTAGTTAACACATGTCCAGGTGCTGGTTCATGTAAAGTTGATTGTTTCGCTATGAAGGGCGGTAAAGTTCAATTCAAGGCAGCTTGGTTATCAGATGGTCGTATCTTAACGTATCTATTGAATGACCCAACTGGTTTCTTCAATCAACTAAGTGCTGAAATTGCTAAAGAAGAAAAAGCAGGTCAAAAAGGTTCAAAGGGATTTGAAGGCGGCTGGAAAGTAACCGTTCGTTGGCATGATGCTGGCGACTTCTTTAGTCCAGAATACTTAGACTTAGCATTGAAGATGGCAGCACAGCATCCTAACACTAAGTTCTATGCTTACACAAAGATGGCTGGTGCAGCATTAGCTAAGAAGCCAGACAACTTCATTATCAACTGGTCAGAAGGCGCAAGCTCAGGTCAAGAGAAGCAAGTTAAGGCAGCTGATCCTAACTTAGAGCGTACAAAGAACTCACGTATCGTTCCTGAGAAGTTGTTCTATGACTTGTTAGCAAAAGACGCTAAGGGTAACTTAGCTAAAGGTGCTGCAGGTCAGTGGCAAGTCGCTGGTCCTGAGCAATTGAAAGTGTTGAAGCAACGTTTAGCACAAGCATATCAACTTAGCCCTAACAGTATTCTATCTTACGATGAGTACACAAGCAAGCCTAAAGTCGCTGGCATGAAGTACAACGTTATTGTCGCTCCGGGCGAGGGTGACGTAAGTGCTAACGATACTAACGTTTTAAGTACGTTGCTATTGAGACACTAAATAAATCATGTTATCAGACAACCTTAAAATCTTATTAGCAAGCACACAAAGTTTTGCTATCAAAAGTCAAAACTTTCATTGGAATATTGAAGGTTCTGACTTCCCACAATATCATGCATTCTATGATACTCTGTACCAAGACGTAAACGACACAATCGATAAGATTGCTGAGTATATCAGAGTATTAGGTGCATATACACCTGGCAGCTTAACTCGTTACAGCGAGTTAAGTATCATTCAAGACCAGACAAAGATTCCTCGTGCTGAATTGATGTTCGCTGAATCATTGCAAGACTGCGAAGCAATGATCCAAGTAGTTGTTCAGATGTTTGACCAAGCATCACAAGAGCGTCAGCAAGGCATTGCTAACTACATGGCTGAACTTCAAGATTTATACGGTAAGAAGGCTTGGTTTATCCGTAGCATTCTGAAAAAAGCACGAGAATAAGAACACACTACCTTAGGACCTTTGCGTTATAAGTGTGCGGGCGGCTGCTGCCCTGGATGACCGTGTCGCTAGCGGGACTTCAAAAGTGAGCATTTTCCTTTATGTGATAAATACTACTATGAGAGCCATAGAATTTTTATCCGAATCTGCTGCTAAAGAACTAGCAGACAAACTCCCCACCCTCAAGAAAACAGATTACAACGCCATTGATGAATTGATGCAACGTGTATCACAGCATCACGGCATTGACGGCAAAAAGCTACATGATTTGTTTGTTGCTAAGTACAAAGATACTCCTGATACTTGGGTTAAGAAAATCAAGCAACGCAATGAAGACACTATCTCTGAGGGGGTAGAAACTCCTGAAGACCAACAAAAGATTAAAGACTTCATTCAATGGTCATTGAAGACATTGAATATGCAACAACCTCATCCTAAATTTGAATTCAGTAGAGATACTGAACAAGCACAACAAGACCATCGTACTGGCATGCATACTAGTGATGGTAACATCCTCGTATACATTGAGAATCGTAACTTGGTTGATATCTTTCGCACAATCTTCCACGAACTTGTACATCACAGACAAGACCAGTTAAATATGATTGGTCCAGATGATAGCTATCCAGGTAGTCCGGTCGAGGCAATGGCAGACATGATGGCGGGAAAGTACATAAAGATTTATGGCAAACAACACCCCGAAATCTTCCAATAAGCCAAGAGAATCATTGAGAGATATTCCTGATGATTTGTTTGAACGTGATGCATCACTTGATGTTAAAGTCAAATTGGTACAAAAGCAATATCATCGTGACCCTTTAAAGATGGCGATACTAATACAGAGAATGATTAATGAGAGCAAATGAATTCCTATCAGAACTATTTCAACCCGGTAAGAAGAACTGGGAATGGGATTTTCGTGGCTCGGAAGAAGCTGTTGCTAACTTCACTGTAGGTAACATTACTTACAGATTCCTCGCATACTCAGAGACTCCTGGTGGTCAAGGTGCATGGGAAGTAGAGTTTAAGAATGCCGACCGCAAAGCTGGTCGCACTACTAAGTTTGGATTGACTGGAACAGGCAACTCAGCAGAAGTAATGTCTATTGTTGCTGATATCATGCGTGAGTTCTTGCAACTATATCAAGGCAAAGTAACATCACTTGTATTCTCAGCCGACGAAGAATCACGCCAATCATTATATGCTAGAATGGCAAAACGCTTGTTACCAACATGGGAACTAAGTCAAAACAGCAAACAGTTTATACTGTCAGCTCCTCAGCAAGTAGATGAACAAGCACGTGATGAACTAGTTAAGAATCGTTGGGCATTGATTGTGTCTGATCCAGAGAAGCATACATGGGCACCTAACTTGATTGACTTAGTTAAGAATGCATATCAGAATACAAGTCTAGGTAGTTTTGTTAATAGTGCTAAAGAAGTTGCAGCAAGTGATTGGGTCGCATTAGATTGGGATCCGCAACCAGACTTAGACTGTACTGTGTTCTATCGCAAAGCAAGACCAAATGAATCTTGGACTGGTTACAAGATTCAAGGCATCGGACATGATGGCAAGAGTGAATCAAAACAAAAAGTAATCGGTAGAGTTAAAGCATTGTTGACTAAGCCAGGCACATGGATTGAATCAAGTGATGCTATGGCAAGGACCTTAGGTAAGCTAGGAATGCAACCTGTTACAGACGAACAAACATTGAATACATTGTTCCCGGGCTCTAACTTGAAGATGTTAGACCAAAACGGTAACTATGAACGTGACGCAGGTAGCTCACGTATACGTGAACAAGTATTCGGAAACCCGGTGACCAAATGAGAGCAAAAGAATTTATCAACGAAGAAATCAATCCTGATATTCGTCACTCTGAATTCAAACATGAATTAGAGATAGATGGATTGCGTTATACTGCTGAGACAGACAATAATTCAGGTTATGGTAATCAACTTATCATCAAAGTATACGATGGCAACAAAGAGGTTGCTAACGCTGAATTCTACGAAGAACCACATGACAACGCATTGATTAGTATGAACACTTGGGTTATTAGTAATTACCAAGGACAGAATATCGCAACTAACATGTATGCTTATGCTAAGATGTTGGGTAACGATATTATTCCTAGCGATACACAAACTGACCAAGGTGAAAGAATGTGGCGCTCTTGGAACCAATCAGGTCAATCTAAGCATATCTTGCCCAAAGGTCAAAAAGGGTACAGAGAGTACTAAACGGCTAAATCAATTACGCAAAAAGTTTGACTTTCTTGCGTAGCTGTTATATAATAACTACTTCTTTAGGAGATTATTATATGACAGCAAAAATGTTTAGCGGCGACCAGAAAATCAAATTGACCCAACTTATCAACGAGGGCATGAATGTTATGCACGAGATTGATACATTGAACGGTGGCTTAACAGACACAATCAAAGCTATCGCAGAAGAATTGGAAGTCAAACCTTCTGTACTCAAAAAGGCTATTCGTGTAGCCCACAAAGCTAGCTTGACACAAGCTAACCAAGAACACGAAGACCTCAACACTATTTTGGAAACAGTGGGTAAGACACTTTAATGTCATACGTTGATGCTATTCATAGTAGGGATGAAGACCGCATCTTTGTAGTAGAGCGCGGCCCAGACGGCAAGCGCCATTACAACGAATTCCCTGCTAACTATGTTTTCTATTATGAGGATGCTAAGGGCAAGCAACGAAGTTTGTTCGGCAAACCTGTTAGTAGATTCAGCACACGCAAACGTAGTGAGTTCGAGAAAGAACGTAGAATTCATTCTGGTAAAAGTCTTTACGAGAGTGATGTTAACGTTGTATTCCGTTGCTTGTCGGAAAACTACTTAGGTGTTGAGCCACCTAAACTACACACTTGTTTCTTCGACATTGAAGTAGACTTTGACCCAGTTAAAGGTTTCAGTCCTACAAGTGATCCATTCAATCCAGTTACAGCTATCAGTTGTTACTTAGATTGGTTAGAGACTTGCTTCACGTTAGTCATTGCTCCAAAGCACATGACACCAGAGACAGCACAAGAGATTGTGAATGAGTTTGAGAACACTATTCTTTTCACTACTGAAAAGGAAATGTTCGATGTATTCTTCCAGTTGATTGAAGATGCTGACGTACTCACTGGTTGGAACTCAGAGGGCTATGATATTCCATACATGGTCAATAGAGTTACACGTGTAATGTCGAAAGACGATACAAGAAAATTCTGTCTATTAGGACAACTCCCAAAGCCAAGAACGTATGAACGTTTTGGTAAAGAGGAACAAACATACGACTTGATTGGTCGTATTCACCTTGACTATTTGCAGTTGTACAAGAAGTATAACTACGAAAGCCGTCACAGCTATAAACTTGACGCTATCGGCGAATATGAAGTAGGTGAGAACAAGACACAATACGAAGGCACACTTGACCAGTTGTATAACAAAGACTTTAAAAAGTTCATTGAATACAACAGACAAGATACTTTGCTATTGGTTAAAATTCAC